ATGCGATTTGGTTTAATTCTGGGTGATCAATTAAATCACCAACTCGCAACGCTCAAGTATTTAAACCGAAATGAAGACGTTATTTTGATGGCTGAAGTGCTTGAGGAAACATCTTATGTTGCTCATCATCTACAAAAAATAGCGCTGATTTTTAGTGCAATGCGGCACTTTGCAAAAGAATTAAAAGCACAGGGTTGGAAAATCCGTTATCACACATTTAAGCGCGAAAGTCATATAACAAAGTTAGTCGACTTTATTGCTTTGCAGCAGCAACACTTCTCGGCAAATGCTCTCGTCATTACCCAATGTGGTGAATATCGTTTGCAGCATGAAATCGAAAGTTCATGGGCTAACTCACTAAAACTATCTGTTATTTGTTTAGAAGATGATCGCTTCTTTTGTACCGTAGAACAATTCAAGCAATGGGCAAAGAAATATAAAACGCTAAGAATGGAATACTTTTACCGAGAAATGCGCAAGCAAACTCAATATTTAATGTATGACCAACAACCCATAGGCGGGCAATGGAACTTTGATCAAGCCAATCGAAAAGCATGGTCAGGCGATCCACCTTTGCCACCAAAATTAGCGTTTGAGCATGATCAAATTGATATAGATGTTATTCGACTGGTCAAGAAAGAATTTTCTCAACATATCGGCAATATCAATTCCTTTCAATGGGCAACTACCCGTCAAAATGCCTTACTTGCTTTAGATGATTTTATTTCTAACAACCTACCCCACTTTGGCGATTATCAAGATGCTATGGTTTATGGTTCAGACTTTATGTTTCATAGTCTGCTCTCGCCTTATTTAAATTGTGGATTATTATTACCCAAAGAGATATGTGACGCTGCTCAAACAGCCTATTACAACGGACAGGCCCCCTTAAATGCAGTAGAAGGATTTATTCGACAGATTTTAGGATGGCGGGAATATGTGCGTGGAATCTATTGGTTATCTATGCCTGACTATAGCGATCAAAATACCCTTCATGCCACCACGCCGCTGCCACAATATTACTGGACGGGTAACACAAAAATGGCATGTATGGCCGAGTGTTTCAGAAATACCTTTGAACATGGCTATGCCCACCATATTCAGCGCTTAATGATTACAGGCAACTTTGCGCTTTTAGCAGGTGTAAAGCCATCAGAAATTTGCGAATGGTATTTAGCTGTCTATGTAGATGCTTATGAATGGGTCGAATTACCGAATACGTTAGGCATGGCCATGTATGCAGATGGCGGCATCATGGCAAGTAAACCCTATGCTGCATCAGGTAATTACATATATAAAATGTCAAATTATTGTCAGCACTGTACATATAACGTCAAAACCAAAACTGAACCAGACAGTTGTCCATTTAACAGTTTGTATTGGTATTTTATGAGCCAGCATGAGGCCATATTTCGTCAAAATCCCAGAATGGCGATGGTCTACAAAAACCTTGATCGTATGAAAGATAAAGCTTCTGTCATGCAGCATGCAAAGTTATTTATTCATCAACTTGATGAGCTTTAAGATCATGAAAAAACAGCATTTACCCCAGAAAATATGTGTCTATTGTCAACGCCCTTTTGACTGGCGAAAAAAATGGGAGCGTTGCTGGGAAGAAGTAAAATATTGCTCTGAAAGATGTAAACGACAGGCTCGCTCGAATAAGTAAATATTTCACCGGGTTGTTTTAACTGATTCAACACTACTCTTCATTGTTGAATCAGTTGTCTTTCAATTGATTATATTTGATGGTCTTAAGCATATTTATACTGACGAGAACAGTAAGCTCTTTCAACTTCTGGTGAACGTAATTGCTGATGCTTGGTTTTACGTCCTGCCATACGCTTACGCCAGAGTTTAAAACTGCTCGATTTTAAGTTATATCTCATTAAACGAATAACTTCACTTTCACGTAAGCCATACTCTCGCTCAATTGCTTCAAATGGGGTTCGATCTTCCCATGCCATTTCAATAATTCTAGATAGGTCCTGTTCATCAATTTTTTTCATGTTATGCCCTTTTAAATTATGTTGTAGCCAAATCTGATTCTTTAACAAACAACCTTCTGAAAATAGCTTCACTTACCCGATCGCTTGCCTTGAATGTTTTCGTGTTTTGCTTCAGATCATAAAAAGGCAAACATGAATTTTTTGTGATTTTTTAGCTTTATAAACTCTATTTTTTATATAAGACATGAATAATTATAAAACCTTTGATTGGTTTAACTTTTTATTAACCACTATGACAAAATTTTTAATACCTAAAACATGAAAAAAGCCATTGCCTTAGCAATAGCTTTTTTGTTTATAATCATAAAATTATGCGCCCTTAGCTTAACTGGATAGAGCAGTTGCCTCCTAAGCGACCGACGTGGGTTCGAGTCCCGCAGGGCGCACCAAATTAAATTACACCTTAGTCCGAAATAGTACGGGGACCCTTTATCTATAATTGATTATTAAATTTTTATAGTCTTTAATAGTCCGACATAGACCGAGATAATTCTTGTTTTTTTACGGTACTTATTACAGTACCTCATAAAATACCGCAAAATTGGTACCGCAAAAATGCCTAAAACCGTTGTCCCACTTACTGATACTAAGATAAAGAAAGCTAAATCAGAAAATGGAAAATCCCTGAAACTATCTGACGGTTCGGGTCTCTATTTGCTTATAGATAAAAACCAAAATAAATTTTGGCGTTTTGATTATTCACGCCCATATACAAAAAAAAGAAACACCATTGGTTTCGGTTCATATCCAGAAGTAAGTCTTGCGGATGCTCGATCTAAACGCGATGAAGCTAGAACCTTACTGGCTCAGAATATTGATCCTCAAGTCGAACGTAAAAGAGTTGAACAAGAACATATAAACTCAGAGAAAAATACTTTTGCTGCTGTTGCTGCAGAATGGGAATCAAAACAGGATTTTGCCGAATCAACTATCCGTGGGCATAAAAGATTACTTCAAGTCATAAACTCCAATATTGGGAAAAAACCTATAGATAAAGTCACACCAGTTGAAGTCTTAAATATCTGTCGTATTTATGAGAAACAAGGAAAATTAGAGACAGCAAAAAAAGTTAAAGTGAAATGCGGACAAATCCTGAGATATGGTGTCGCCACTGGTAGGTGTGAAAGAGATGTAACTCAAGATTTAAGAGGTGCTTTAAAAACACCTAAAGTAAAACATTTATCAGCTTTGACTGAATCGAATGAATTTGCTGAACTACTTTACGACATCGATTTTTATGAAGGCACGTTCATTACCCAAATGGCTTTAAAAATTGCTCCTTATGTATTTGTTCGTCCGGGTGAGCTGCGTTATGCAAAGTGGCCAGATATTGACTTAGAAATTGACCTTTGGAGATATACTCCACCGAAAACTAGAAACAAAACTGGCGTTCAACACCTTGTGCCTATTCCTAGACAAGTTAAAGAACTGTTGCTGAAAATAAAGGAACTGACTTATGATCCTGACAGGGAAAGTGAGTATGTATTCCCATCTATGACTAGTAAACTTAAACCTATGTCAGAAAATACAATTAACCAAGCGTTACGCAGGTTAGGCTATACATCTGAACAAGTTTGCGGACATGGCTTCCGAGCTTCTGCAAGAACAATATTAGAGGAAGTACTTAACTACCCTATTGAAATTATTGAGCAGCAATTAGCACACAAAGTTAAAGATATGCACGGACGAGCATATAACAGGACTAAGCATTTAGAAAAAAGAAGGGAGATGATGCAAGCTTGGGCAGATTATTGTGATCAAATAAAAGCAGATTATGCCAAGACTTTACCAACTAGATAAGTGATTGTATCTTAGTGAATTGCCACCAAGTCTTATTAAAGTAAACTTCATTATTTAAAAAGTTAATTTTTAGCTCGTTTCCATTGTGATCATAAATCTTTATGACTTCACCTTTTTTATTTATTTCGGCAAGAAGGTTGCAAGTATTCTCCATCCTGCCCGCTTCCGAAACCATGATCATGACTTGCATTGCTATCTCCATTTTTATGAAAGTATAAAAAAGATTAAAAATAATGCAAAATAGATATTGACGACTAATTATAATTAGTCTATTATTAACTCATAGACAGATGAACTGGTCATCAGTCAAAAAGCAAAGGGCTTTAAAAATGAATACTTCTAAAATTGCAAAACCATTCGCTAAATCTTTCAATACTCTTTTACGTGGTGAAGTTGTTTCATACTCACCTCGTTCACTAAAAGTTGCAATTGGTCGTGATGCAGTAAGCGTATCAAAAGAAACAATGGATGAAATTGTTAATACATCAGATGCTTATGGCGATAAATTTTCTCTTGTTGTTTCAGCATTCCGTAATGCTATGAACTAATTCAGAAGGCTCAGAAATGAGCCTTTTTACTTTTTTTTGGAAATATGAAAATGATTAACCAGATTGAATTGCTTGAAAAGCTAGGAATTGCTGCATTTGGTAATGCATGGAAAGCTTCTTTGGCAGATGCATTGCCAGTCGCTCGACCAACGATAACTGACTGGATGACTGGAAAGAAACCTATTCCAGTTGGCATTTGGGCCAATATTCAAAAGATCATTGAATCACGCTTGATGGGCTTACAAGGCGCCTTAGTTGAAATTAAAGAACAACGTCACTTGATTATTGTTGAAGAAATGAAACGTAAAGGTAAGGCTTATATTCAAGATGAATTTTCTGAATATCTGTATGCTATGTCAGATGATGAAATCATGACATTGCTAAAAGCATATAAAAAAGAATATGCAAGATTAGGTTCAGAATATCCAAACGATACTTTTGCTGATCTGCTAGTAATTAAAGATGCTATAGACTTCAATATTTGCATTCGAGATATAAATGGAAATCTTGATCTTAGTTTAGCTGAAGACTGTGCATTGTCTTATTTTAAAAATATGAAGTTAGCTAAAGAGTTTAATTTAGATGAAACCTTTCTAATTGAAAGAACTAAAGAAATTGAGAATAAATTTGCTCAAAATTAATTAATTTTATTAAAAATGAGCAAATAATTTCTCAATAAAAGCCCTACTCAAAGGGCTTTAACACAAATCCCAACATTTACAGACGTGTTAATTGTGTGAGCTGTGCAACCTGAGAAAAGGAGGCACAGCATTAAACTAATTGTCTTGAGATGCATAGATGAGGTTTTCAGCAACACGATTAGTCCACCCCTTTCCATAAGTAGCCCAAGTGCTTAACGATGTGTAAAACTTCAAACGTTCCGCGGTGAGCTTTAACAAGACGTCATTAACATCCATTGCTTTTACAGCTGCAATAGTTTTAGGCCCTATAATCCCATCATCAGGCACCCCAGCAACTTGCTGAAGCTCTTTTACAGCTCTGCTCTTGCCTGCATTGACTGCAAAGTCCCAAAGTTGAAAAACAATAGCTGGATGTAATGAGTCAGCCCCTAGCTTATCCCACCAATCCTTTTTGTAGATCTGTTTAGCTTGATCAATGGTTAAATTCTGAATATCAAGATTAGGATAGGTATTTGCAGCAATACCATACTTAGTGCCTTTTAAAAGACCTTTCCCAACAGTACCACCTGTCCAGTTGCCAGGATCACGCTTATCATTCGAGTATCCAGCTTCATGCCCGATCAATCGATCAAAGGCTTTATCGAATGTCATCATTTATCACACCCTCTTTATGCTGTTTATCACTAGATCCAAAGTAGAAAGCTACAACAGTTCCAGACCAACCAAGAATCGCACCAAGTGCAACATTAATTAAGTCTCTGTTCTTTTCTGGCATCTCAATAAAGAAAAGCCCAATCACACAAAAGAAAGATATTGCTATAGCTGCAAAGGCTAAGTAAGTACGTGTGTTTTCTCCATTCATGGAACACCCCTAAATGCGATTTTTGATTCGATCACAGCAACCTTCTGGTTTGTATCAGAGAGCCTTTGATGCATAGCTTGGTTGGTTGAAACTATCCAAGTGCAGAAAGTAATCATGCCTGTTAGTGCTACACCTCCAAAAACCTTTAATAATGCAATAGCGCCATTGGATCTTTGCGCCACGGCTTCGAGACGCTCAATCTTCTTAGCATTGTCATCACTAAGGGATTTATGTTGTTCATTGATGACTGTTAATTTTAAAACAGTCTCAGAAAGCGTTTTTACTTCTTGCTGTACTGAATCAAGTTTTTTCTCAATTCGTACCCCATATGTCTCTTGTTCAGACATGCTATTCCCCTAATTTTTCGGCAATAAAAAAGCCCTAACTTATTAAAAGCTAGGGCTTATGGTGGTTTGCTGTGTGATTATTACTACTAATATAAGTGTAATGGCATAAAATATAAATTCCATAAATATGGTGCTTGAAAGTATAGAACTATAAATAATTGCAACGCACAATAAATTAGAAGCAAAGCTCCTCTGGTAATTGGCGCAAATCTACTAATAAAGAACATTGATAGCGCAAATATTTCAACATACGAAAATGCTGTAGATAAGCGACCAGACATAATTGCAAATTCAGAAAATCCAACTCGTATGGCTAGAGCTGTAAAAATCAAGAAAAGAAATAATCTATAAAGCTCATTTTGACGCAATCTTTCACTTGAAAAATAAGTAAGAACCATGAGAATTAAGAATGTTCTTATATTTGGCAAACTAAAAAGACTAATCTCCTCATTATAAGACCCGCTGTCTGAGTACTGTTGAAGTCTCGATGATGCTCCGATCAAAACTCTCAATAACAAGAACTTAAATACAACAACGAAACTGAAAAACATTACCCAGTTTGATCTTATAAAATATTGATATGAGAATAAAAATGTCTTTCTAAGAAAATAAAACATCGCACAAAATGCTATAAGCAATAAACTTGATTGATGTAATGAAATAGATACGAGAAGTAGCAAAACAGGAGCTAAGCTGACACCTCTTTTCAAGATACATATCGTTGCATAGATTACAATACAGATTGCAAGACCCTGCCTCATCTGCATAAATTGCTGCATGAAGAAATAAGAACTAGATATGTAAATTAAGAAAGTATAAATATATTTAATGCCGATTTCTCGGCATGTTTTATAAATAAAAACGAAATTTAAAAATGAAAATATTGTAAATAATACAATGTTAGAACTTGTAAATAAATTTATAAACCAAGAATACCAACCGAATCCAACTTCCATTCCCGTTTGCGCATAAAAACTTACTGGATTAAGAAGCGGTAATTGGTCAATATATCTAAAAACATCGTAATAAATTTGAGTATCATTTGTATCGCCACGATTACCGACTATTAATGCTGCAATAGTTGATATGAATAAAAATAATAGAGTTTCTTTTCTAACTATAAAGTTCATCCAACAAAATCCGACCAAATTCTTTGCAAGCAATATAAACTATTTGTTTAATACTTTCTAACAATTAACTTATACTGCTTGCTATAATTTCGTTACTTGTTTTGAACAGTCCAGCACTTCCCGTTTACATTTTGAATACCATTGTAGGTATATTCAAAATCAATAAAGAATCTGGTTCCTGGTGAAGTTACCTCCACAACTAGATCGAATGACAAAATAGGATCTGTTGAGAAGTTCCGAGATACAGTTGTCAGTGTTGTCAATGTTCCTGTTCTCACTACATTAAGATGACCTGACATATCTGTGGCGTTATAATCCATTGCAGATGAAAAAATTACTTCACCATGCTTTTCACCAGAGTTATTCCCATTTCTATTTAATGGATGCAATGTTATTTTGCATGCAACCATAATTCCTGCACCTAATCTCTCATTCAAGCTGCCACTGAAAAAGGTAAGTTTTTGAGTAGATGGATCAATAAAGCATCGCCCCTTAATGGTCTTAACTCTTGCATAGGAATCATTGTTTGCCGATACAATAAAGCCTTGCTCCCCTGTAGATTCAGAACCATCACCGATCTGTACATCGTTTATAGTTAGAGCTGATGCATCGGTTGTTAGACTACTCCACACACGATCATTAAAAGAATAGTTTTTAATTTCGCATCCAGCACCAGTGCCAGAAAAAAGCACAATATTTTTATCAGATGATATTGTGATCCCATCAACAATGAAATTTGGTCTTTTCCCTGTTGGAGATTTGAATATTCCAACTAAATTTGGATTATATTCGTTAACATACATACTAAAATTATTTAGATATGTTTTTGATATCGCACTTTGTGAAACATCAGTTAGGTCGAATATATACTCTCCTTGAGCACGTTCACAGCTAAGCGAATTTAAATCAATGCCGGAGCAATAACCGATCTTATAAACACTTCCGTCATTGCCACAGTCGTCAGCAGCAATCCCTGACAAATCAGAATAAGCAAATGGGATGGAAGGAACTGTTACAACCCCATCACCAGAAACCGCATAGCCAAACAGATACGGTGATGTACATCTATTCGCATAGCAATTGGTATGATTGGATGATGTACCATATGTTGCCAAAGGGTATTTGCAGTCTCTAAATACCTCACCTTCAAAGTTAGAATTCCATTGGTGTGTTGCCCTGCCAAAACCCCAACCATCATATCCTACAAATTCAAGATTAACTTGCTCAGCACCACCAGTACCAATATATATACCTATACCTGTTTTTGTTGGGTTCTTTTTTACTATGCCAACATTCTTTAAATTAAGTCCTCTAAAAAAAGAATTGCTTGCTGAATAGAGCCCTTTCTCATCATCAAAAATCAAAGCTGATTCAATATTGCTATCTCCAGTAATGGTGATGCCAAGCGTTTGTCCAACTTTAAATTGGTCAATATCAATTGAAGACAAACTAAGAATTTTTCCAGAAAGATGAATATTCTTTAAAACCTTAAGAGCAGAAACAATTGCTTGATAGTCATTAGTGGTTCCATCTATTAGTGCTCCAAACCATTCAAAATATCCTTCTTTAGTTTCGTATTGCCGAATAAAAGCACCATTAGCAACAAGTGATTTCGCGATTGTCCCATTGTTATCAACAAGCAATGAGTTTTCATCATAGATAAAGGTTCCACCACCTTTTTTCTTACCCGTAGTATGAGATTTAATCTGTACTACTTGCCCATCAATTGAAGGTTTGAAATGTCGTAAATCATCAAAAGAATCAAGTGTCTGTATCGTGTATTTAAAGCGTTCATTTGCATTTGTTTGCGTAAATGATAGATCTGCATATAAATCTGTATAAATTAAAGTTCTTTTTTTATTTCTAACAGTTATTGAGCATTGATCACTTGAAACATACAATTTCCCAGCTCGACCATAGTATGACAAATATCCATTGCGTGAACGTATCGGCTGAGCAGCTGGTATAGAAAGCTCCTCATCCCAAAACACTGGAATTGGATAGACTTCAGGGTTTTTGCCAGCTTCACCTATATAAATATAGCCAGCATCTAAAGGGTGCCCATCAATATCAGAGAATAATGGGTATGGGATTTGAATTTTGCTACTCATCAATCTACTCCGATTCTTGAGTTATTTTTCAATCTGCAAAAGAAAAACCCCGCATAAAGCGGGGTTCAGTTGTTTCTTTAGTTAAAAATTAGGATTGGATGGTTTTAAAGCTTTGATTACACGAGCCCTAATCTTGTTATCCTTAATCCGTTTCGTGGCTAAGCGCAAAGCAGTCGCGACTGGAGCAGGAACTCCAGATAAACCAGACATTGCGATATCCATTGCAGCGGCTAATGTTGCGGCTGTATTGCTATGATTGATTGCGGCTGAAGTAGGTGTGGTGAACAATGTTTTAGATATTTCGTTTATTGCACGAAGTTTCTCTGCACCATTTTTTTCAAATATGAAATCCAATTTACCATCCCGGTCCAGTCGTGTAATTGCTTTATTTAAAGCTGCTGCACTTATCATTTGATTGCCTTGCCCATCTGGGGCAACACCAGCAGTAGCAGCATTTTTAATTTCTTGCAAAGTCTGACCTTTCAGGTCTCTCCACGCCTGCCATCCTTCTTCGCCAGAATTCAGAAGAGTTCTTTTAGTAAAACGCAAATCATCTAAAGATCCATCATGGACAATCCGTTTCTGAATATCTTCTAAAGCAACTTTTCTATCATCAGTGCCGCGTTTATTGGTTGTTAAGTCGGTAATGATTTTTCGCTTTTCCCACTGATCACCCAATTTCTTGCGTTCTGCTCTAGCAGTCTTGTAAAGCACACCTTCAACTGGTTGCGTATGTGCATCAATCATGTTTTTTAAGATAGAAGCTTGGCGTATGTTTGGTGCTTCATAATTAACATTGTTGTTAATTTCAGAGCGCCATTTCTCCATTGCTTTAACAGATGGAGTGAGTGGAATTAAAGTTCCATCTTCACCTTTTGCCGCAACACCTGTCTCAATAGCCATTTTCTTTGCAACTTGCAAAATTGGTGTAGTAGTTAAATCAGGCTGTGAATTGAGATAATCAATTACTGACATTGGCTCCATATTACCAACTTGAACAGGCTGCGATACATCAACAGGTGCTTGAGCCTCTTCTGACTTATCAGCTTTCGCATAAGCTACCCGCACCTTATTCTTATCTGCCTGCAACTGCTTTTGAAGTGCCTTATCTACAGACAAACCAGCTTCACGCATATTGGTTGCCTGAGCGCCAGTCATATCAATAAACGCATCTAAATTGTGTTGCATAACTTGATGCTGTTCTTCTTGACGCTGGCGAAGTGGAGCACCAAGTTCTGGATCCTTGGCAGTTTCAACTTCAAATTTGAGCTGGGCGGGATCTCGAGTCATTTGACCTTCAGTTAATTGAACTGGATAAGGTAAATCTTGAGATAATGCTTGTCGTATTGTCGCTTGATCTACTTGCGCTGCACCAACATTTGCAGGCGCTGGGCCTTCTGCTTCTGGTGTTCTTAAGCCAACCATTTCGCCCATACGTTGTACGCCAGAACGAGTGGCATTAGCTACAGCTTGAACTGGTCTCACGGCCATTTGTCCTGCACGCTCAGCTACAGGAGCAACTGCTTGCCCTGCTCTAATAGCTTGACCTTGTGCAATTGGTGCAACACCACGTGCAGCTTGACCAGCTAAAGCTAGCTCACTTAAAGCTGGTGTTAACGCTACTAATGGCTCGGATACTTCACCCAAAGCTTGAGTATATTCCTGACCAGTTTGAGTTCTTGGTGCATAAGTTAAGTCTGCTGCACTATCTGCTGCATTTTGTGAAATACGTTGTGCCGCTTCAGGTGTCCCAAAGTTGCCTGCTAAGATTTCACGCCCTGCTTGACCAATAGTTCCACCAATCATTCCCAGCGTGCCACCTGTTGCACCTGTGGCAGCAGACAAAGCAGTTTCGCCTAATCCAAGCGCCTTATCTGCAAAAGATGGTTCAGGAGCTTGTGGAGCTGATTGCGGTTGATCATAAGTAATCACCCCATTTGAATCGAAATCAGGGAGTCCTTGTGGTTGATTGGCAGCACTCTTGATTTGCCCATTTTGTTGAGCTTTTTGATAAGCTTCCACAATTTTTTGAGATCGTGCTGCTTGGTCTACAGGTTGAGCTTTTGCTTCTTGCTCACTCTGTTTTTGCTTGTATGCAGCAACAATTTTTGAAGCCTGTGATTGATAATCTTCACGTGCAGGATTGCTAATACCAAGTTCTTTCCATGAGCGTTTAGGCTGTGCATATGGTGAAGAAGGCAGTGAAGCCCAAGTGCTACCTGATTTTTGCACTGCTGTCTTAAAATCACCCTTCAAAACTGATGGTAAAGCACCATTCTGAGCAAGTAATGCAACTGCTGCAATATCTTGGTTTTTAGGCGAGAAGTCTTTTAAACCAAGCTGATTTGCTACCCCATCCCATGTGTCTTTTAAGAACTGGTAGCGCCCAGCCGCAGTAGTGACATTTTTCTTACCATCAGTTTGAGTGAATTGTTTTTTTATACCAGGATGCTGAGATAAGTCATCAAGACGCTCATTGCCGTATAAAGTGTTATAACCATGTTTGACACCTTCAGCATTAGCAATCAAGTTAAGCATTTTTTGCACATTAGGCGCATTTAGTAGCTTTTCATAGTTGTCTCTTGTTGCCATAGCTTTTCCTCAGGCAATAAAAAACCTGCATAGCAGGTCAATATATGGATTTACAAAACTTTTGGAAAATTAAAGGCCATTCTCATTAACAAATTTCTGCGCTTCAGCTGGTGAAATACCAAGGGTCTTGGCTGCTTCTGTAACTGCTGGCGAATAACCCTGCCCTTTAGTCGCATAAAGTTGAGCTTTACGGTTAGCACTTTTGGCTGCTGCTGACATTTGTTGAGCGATTTTAGAAAGGTTCATTTGAACTGCTGCTGGACCCTGATTAATGTCAAGCGAAGCAATTGAAGATCGAATTGCATCACCTTCTTTATCAGTTAAAGCACCCAACCCACGCATCTTTTCTACTTGAGCTAGGAAGACTTGAGACTTTAAAGTTTCAATATCTTTTGCGAAAGTGTTTTCAGAAGTGCCAGGCACATTTCGTATTAAGCGATCCCAATAAGGGCCACTATTCTCTTTAGCTTGAAGAGTAAGTTTAGCCGCAAGGTTAGATGCATCAGCAGCCTGTTTCGCAGCATTAGAATAGTTTTCAACTTTTTCAAGACGCTCAACTCTTTGAACAGGTGTTTCTGCCTTTGTAGACTTTAACTTTGCAGCTTCAAGTCTTTCCTTTTGGCTTAAGTCATCATAGAACTGTTGTTGATCCTGACTCAACTTGTCATAGTTGTATTGATTGTCATATTCAATCTTTTTGTTTTGATTCTCAACACCAGTTCGACGATCTTCTGCAGCTAATGGAATATCACTGGTTTCAGCATTAATTTTATCAGTCTCAGCTGTTGTTTTCGCAACATTGGCATTTGCTTGATTTACTGCAATAGGTTGCAATTCATTAGAACGTTGCTCTGAACCAAGCTTTCCAAAAATATCAGCAAACTTGTCAGGATTTGTGGAGGCTAGGAGCATGCCGATTGTTGTCTTACCCATTTGTGGGTTATTCTTAATCATTTGCTTATAACCTCTCAGCACACCAGCATCCTGTTTGTTTCCTGAGTTCTCATAAGCAGTTGCACCATCCTCCAAAATTTGCATTGCAATATCGGGATTGTTGCTATCAAGTGCTGCATATGTCTGAGATGCTAGCCCCAAAGTCGTCCTTTGCTTACCCGCATCCATAGTGTCATAGGCACGTTTTAGGTTCTCAGAAAGCTGTGGATACTTAGTCATAACCTGCGTATAACCTTCATAAGAAGGATTTTGCGACAAATCGAATAAATCCTTATTCATTTGCTCTTTGGCTAACTGGTCACGTTGCGCTTGTGCTATTGCACGTTTACGATCTTCTACAGCCATTCCAAGCTGCATTCCCCCAGTAAATCCCTGTAAAGATGATTGCACTGGATTTACCACATCAAGGGTGTAATCAATTGGCTGTACCATAATAACCTCTAGAATTTTGATCCTGCGTAATAACCACCAATTTGACCTGCCAAGTTGCCAATTGTTGCCCATTGGTTTGCAGATGCTCGACCCTGCGCCATGGCATTACCTGCTTGTGCTGCGCCCATTTGTTGCATTAAGTTTCCAATGTTATTTGCAGACTGCATGCCTGCATTACCTACACCAGCAGCAGCATTTTGACCAAGTGATGTCATGCCACCTAAATTTTGGTATTGCTGATTAACTAATTGATTAAGCAATTGAGGTCTAAATTGAGACAATGCAGACTGGGTATTACCACCTCGCAAGCCACCAGTAGCAGAGGCATTTTGCAAAATTGCATTTTCGCCTTGCTGTAAATAGGTTTGCATTGCGGGGCTATTATTAATCGCGTTTATTGCAGCTTGCTGTTTATTAGTACCATTAAGGCCCAATAAATCCTGTTGCCCTGCTAAACCAGTTGTCCCAGCATTCACATACGGCTTCATTAGTTCTTGAATAGCGTCAAACTGTCTGCGCTGTTCATCAATTGCGGCTTGACTAGATTCTGTTTGAGCTTGGGAAGCTTGATTTGCTGCTTTCTTTTGTGCACTTGCAGATCTATTGGCCGCAACCGCTCCTACAGCTGCTGTAGCTACCATTGCTGCTGCTACCATATCAATCTCCTAGCCAAGTTGAATAATATGTCTCAACAGGTGTATATCCGAGTTTTTCAAATAACCATGAGGCATCTTTATGCATTTTGGAACCAACAAAAAACCGCTGTACTCCACGCTTTTTTAATTGTTCTTCAACAAATTTGAATAACTGATACCCTGCTCCAGATCCTCGATGCTCTTGTAGAACATAGAAAATATCCATCTGACATGTGAGACAGGTTGAATAGTGAAGACCAGGTGAAATGAAGCCAATGAAGTAGCCAACTAACTCGCCTACATTTCTCAAAGCTACAAATAGCAATTCGCCGCGATGTTCCGCGGCGATGTACTTATCAAATTGTGGTGAGAGTGGCACCTTATCTTGATTTAAGGCCAGTTCTTTATAGTGAATTGGTAGAAGCGGTTTTAGATAGTCAAGGTTAGCTTCAAAACTTTCTACATGTGCTGTAATCATTTTTTCACCTTTATATCTACTACCATTGAAAGCCGGTCAAAAGCCGAATTGTTTACAACTTCATGCTCGAGTTTGTTGTTAAACCAAAAAACATCACCCGTTTTCATTTCTAGCTGTTCATCACCAGCTCGCAAATAACAACCTGGTGCTGACTGCAAGACAACATGAAAGCGAGTGTAATAATCAGTATGTTCAGCTGAGTCCGCATGTGGGAAGATTCGCCCACCCGGTGCGATCTTATTGATCATCACACGGCCTAACCGTTCACCTTGCACAAGCGACATCAATCCAAAGATAATGGGCCGAGCTTCTGTAAGAATTGTGAAGGCTGGATAGTCGATGCTTTCATGCTGATCAAACTGACTTTCACCACGTTTATATTTTTCAAGCTCTTCTTCTTGCTCAAAAACTCGTTTTTCCGGGAAGCGAAGCATAATACTTTCAATTTCACCAAAAGGTCCTTGAGGATAGTCACGTAAGAATGTGTCTTCTTTCCAAAGTTCAGGGTGCCGTTTGATATTAAGCATCAAGGGATTTACATCAGCAGTGGTAATGATATGGAAATTATTCATTATGTAATCTCCCGCCCAGACACACAAATTACTAGTGCGCTTGCAGCACTTGCAATGCCACTTAAACTTCCACCAGAACCAAGAATATGACCAACAATTTCATTGCAGAGATATACCGATCCTGCCGCTACAGACTGATCTTTAATAATCTGGTTTGATGTTCCTGCTGATCCAGTGCTTACGAGATGCAGACTAAACGTCACTGCACTTGCTGATGTATTTGTAATAGTGCATTTATCAATTTGTACTGTGGAATTATCTGCAGAAAATTGGGTTGTTAATGCATTTTCTAAAAATTTTGCAGGGACAAAAGCCTTTGGTTTTACTGATGCTGCCATTTCACATGACCTCTAAATTATAATTTGGACAACTTTCGCCCTGATAAATTGGATAGATTGGATCTGAAACTGTGACTTCATAGCGGGGGGAAATCCCGATAAGTTCTTGAGTGTGGATTATTGGAGCTGGACTTGTAGCTACTAAATCAATTAATCGCTCAACATCACTAATTGCCGAGTTGGCTTGATTTGCACTAGATTGCGCAAAATCAGCAATAAATTGAGCGTCAGAACTAGAATCATTTGAGTTATTTAGTTCTTTAGGAATTAGTTCAAAAAGCTTTTCAAAAGCCTTAACTAGGCGTTGATTTCCACCACACATAGCCTCAAGATCCCTTCTTAAGGGCGGCTTTGGGTCAACAATAGTCATGATTAAACTCCTAAAGGCTCTATGTACGCCTCAAGCCTAGCAATAGATAATCTGCTTTCACTAGTTCCAGTGAATTTTTGTATGCGCCAATTATTCATATGGCCTTGCTGAAACCAAACTAATCTCTTATCACGCTGCCCTGTTTTCCCAACAGATATATATTTAGGATTTGACCACTCAACACCATCAATAGAATATTGAGTACAAATAGTTGGGTTTTCACCAAATAGGCATCTACCAGCTAAGGCAACTAACTCAAGTTGATGGAATATTGCGCCGCGTGACTCGTTATAGATAATTGATGTTTTGAAATCCCATTCAGTTACAGCCCCCCAATGCTCACCATTTACATTAGAAAGCACGCCCAATTTATGCTGATTTGGATGCCCAACAATCCATTTGTCATAGCACCACACATGGTTTTGGGCAAGATATCGATTTTCACCAAAACCTGAGCATAAAAAAAACCAGACTTGCTGGTTTGTGGCTTGAGATGCTGCTGCATCATAAACAAGGGTTTTATCTAGTAAGTGGATATATAACCATTGATGTCCATCAATTACTCGAGATTCAACTAAACAGTTTGCAAGCTGATCTTCAGAATAATTTCTTAAGATTTGGTCAATTTCCCGGGTTGCAATTTTCTGACTGCTCCCGTTTGCACTCAAGTAAACAGAAATTGGTTCATTCTTACCACTTCCAAGGAAAGCAATTGTTTCAATAAACATACAACAGGTATTTGCTGACAAGGTGCCACGTGTGGACATTGCCCCATCAATTCTGCTGAATGGAAAGTTTTCACCGCCAACGTTATCAAACACTTCGATTGTGTAGCGATTTAATGCATACACTTCATTGCGGAGTTTAAACAGCGCATTTACAGGGTCGGGGTCAGCCTCAGATGAGCCATATTTCAGAGGATTTACAGAAAAAGGGTCATTTAGTTCTGTGACTACAAGGGACTCGCCATCAGTTGTCATGAAGTAACCATCTATCCAAGTAACGTCATATACATTACCTAAATCGCTATCAGTAACCTGTTTTAATCCTTTACTTGGTGAATAAAGATATAGATATGGTTTTGAATTAATGGCCAAATAATCAAATGAGTAGTCAAAGTTACAATAACCTGTCCCTAATACTTCTCCAAGTTTCGTAATTGTGTTATCCATATTTACACGGATTAAATAATTATCAGAAACTCTGTAACATGTACCATTCCAGTTAATTCCACCTCTATCTATTCCATTAGTATCAACTAGATGCTCGATTCCTTCTGCCGGACGTAAATACCCATTAGATAGACCTTGTTCTTTTGGAACTGGTATTAAATTGCGCGGATATGATGTTCGAAAATCTGAATTTTGATCAGTAAAGATTCCACTTAATATTGGGATTTGCATAAATCACCCCACCCGATACCAAGTCATTGAAAGTTGATCAAACTTCAATTTAAAGAATCCATCAGCAGCAATTGTATTTGGATTTCCAATTAAGGCAGCGCCATTTCCTGCAATTGTTAAGTTTTCAACTTCATGGGAGCTTGTTACCAGCACTTCTTGACCATCACTTACATTCGCAATTAAGGGCAGTGTAATAATCCCATTCATGATTGATACAGTTGGATTCATCACTAAATATGTTCCAACTGCATTGTTTTCGATTTGAATGTTAAAGTCGCTATTGGGATTGAAGGGCTGAATAATTGCAGCAATTGGCTTAACTACAGGAATATTCTCAAGTATCCATTGCAGCAAGATATCCTGAGGTAATGAGCGAAAGTCTGTGCAATTACCTTTATATAAAACAAACTGGTCACCAACACCCAAGGCATCAGTTTCATTAAGACGATTACTCATTGAAGAACTCCGCATCTTGATTAGGTGTTAAAACAGCATTGTCTTGTTGATTAACAATAAATGGGTTGCATGCTTTATGACCTGCACCTGCTGGCAATGAACATGCATATTTCATTTGTGGTGGCCGAGAAACTGCAATTCGTAAGAGGTTTTTATAGCCCTCGTCCGCAAGAGTTACTTTTTCAGCTGCAAGTGCTTTTCCAACTGTTGAAGCCAACCGTTTAGCTAAATTTAGATAGAAAGCCTCAATGGCATAATCAGGAATATTGCTATCTTGATCTAGATCACTACTATCTGCTTCAGTAGGAAGTGGATAGCCAAGTTGGATTCTTTTAGACGACCACAATGCTGCCATTGCATCCATATTTCTTCTTGCGCTTTCTACTTGTTCTGGTTGCAAATCAAAGTCATAAGCAGCCATCCCGATTTCTTCAAAAGCCTGTTCGATAATTTGCCGCTTAGTCCATGACATGATTATTTCTCACTTTCTTCAAATGCCCAGAATAAGTCTTGAGCAATTCGTTGAATTGAATAAGCTTCAAACTCAGCGCTAACATGGGTTTCAGCCATTAACCGTTTAAGTTCTTGATAGATGTGAACTGCTTCATGCAATAGCAAACCAAAGATAACGATTCGGCTTTTAAACTGAACATTATCCAGCTGAACAACAGCCTCGTTTTTGCCGTGCTTATTGGTGCCAAACGTTACTTGAGCAGGACACTTCATTGAAAGAAATTCTGATTTCTTATAACCAGCTTCTTTCATTTGATCTTTGCTTTGAACTAGGGTGTAACGGATATGGTCAAAAGGGGTATCAAACCAAATAAGCTTATTCTTCTTGCTCGACTTGAGAATATTGACTTGTAGCCTTGATTAATTCTTTTTGAAATGGGTAAAGCTTTGCGCCAAAATCTTTATATCTATAAGTTTCTAAACGACGAGCCTTCTCTTCAAGCAATGCTAAATATTCAAGCTTCTCCTCTCTTGTCATTTGGCATCACCTTGTTTTCAAGCTCTTTGATGCGCTTATCTAAGTCATCATCGGCTATTTGTTTAATATCAACTTTCCCTGAATGTTCGTGCTGAACTTTGTCTGTAAACATATTCATATGCTTACCAAGTAATTCATTGGCTTTGTTAGCAGCGGAATACTCACCTTCTTCCATTGCTCGTTCTGCAATGTCTCTAAGGTTTCTAATTACTAAGTACTGATCAACACGCAAATCTGCCATTCGCTCTAGATTTAGATATGCAATACGGTCTTGAACATCCTGACGTTTATATACACTCCAAGCATTTTGACGATGCTCATATCCTGCTGCTTCTCCTGCCTCAGATATTCTTAACTTAGGGTTTGCAATATATGCTTGGCAGAACTTCTCATGGCGTTCATCTTCAAGTGGTTCTGCGCCTTTGATTTGTTCTTCCATTTGTACCTCTATTCAATAACTCTTGCTAATTCGATTTTTTCTTTGCCAACTTTGGCTAAATATTTTCTTAACTTTGAAATTGCTTGCTTCTCTGTTTTGGCAAATACCGTATAAAGCGGCCTAGTTGTCCCCAACTCAACCCAATGATATTGATTCATCGCTACTCCAACACATACTTAAGATCATCAGGTGTTTCCAAATAACACCCGTTTTTATTGCAGAATGCGTGAATGTCGTTTAGGTATTCGGTGAATTGTGCTGTACTTGCATCTGTAGTGCTCATTAGCTCACAAAGGCCATCAGCTACTTGTTGATAAGCTGGATGCTTGGATGCCTTTAAATCTCTAACAGCCTTGAATGTTTTCTTATATTGGCCTACATCATCACGATCATAGATTTTTGCTAAGAAGTTCTTCTTAAAGAACAGATGTTCATAGTCTTTATCTGTTCCCTGCTTCTTAGACCATTGATTAAGCCACATCCAGTACAAACGATTTTGAGCTTTTGTCCGGTCTTTCTCTTGTGGTGCAATTAAAACCACTAAAGGCTTCCCTTCACTCGCTGCTTTAGCATGATTTACGTTAAGAAAGTTAGTTACTGGTGCAATGTCGCAATGGTTCTTAACAACTTGTCGGAATTCCATTTTGACCTCGCAATAAAAAACCACTCGTGGGTGGCTTGATTTAGAATTAATCTAGATACCTTTTAAATGCTAGATGCATTTCTTTAATAAACTGATTTGTGTCGAGAAAATAGTTTGGATAAGCTTTTTTAATAGATTTCATGTCACCAACAGAAACTAATACAACATCTACTTCCGCTTCTCTCTTTTCTTGTTTCTCCATCAAGGCATAAACAGATCTAGCTAATTCCTCTTGTGCCTTAGTGAATGGCATTACGTTCACCATCCAGCCACCTTCTTCTTTTTTCAAAATCAAAAGATGATACGCATGCTGGCTTTTTGAGGTTGACTCAATATGCTTTGCAGATATCTGAAGCCCCTTAAGTTTTGTGAATATTTGAAGCCTAGTCTCTAGTTCTTTGGCTTGTGCTGCCAATTCTTGAGGTGTTGATGTGGCATATTCAGCAATTACAGGAGTGCCTTCTTTAATTGAAAAAAGCGCACTACTCAGCTTTAGAAACTTTTTAATATCCTCACTGCCAAAACCTGATTTAATTGATGCATTTTCAATTACACCTAAAGTTTCTACCGCTGTTGCCCAAGAATGCTGTAATGCCGTTCTGATCTGAAGTTCTATCTTCAAGCCATCTAAACCAGAATGATCTCGGCTTTTATATGTGAATACTTGATGTATGCTTCTATACCCATCATTTTTTGGGCTTTCAATATAATCATGACAAGGAATAACTGGGACGTGGTTAAACCTATTGTTTTGACTCAAAAGCTCTGCATGCAGGCGTCGAACATCCTGTATAGTTGGTAAAATTACTCTGACGCCGCCTATATCTTGCATTCTTGCCAAATTCATTTTTGGGTTTCTTTGCAACTTAGATATGATTGAAGGCATTCGCTTTAATCTTTGAGCTACAGTGAAATCCCTAAACTTCAGTTGAGAGCATTTACTTCTAAGATTTTTTTGAAATACATCAATAGGGTAAGAGTGAAGCGCTCTCCATTTATTTAAAACATCATATGCTTCTGACTGCTCTGCTTGAGTTGCAGACTCGCTTATTAGTGTTGCGCCAGCTCTTCTTAGAACATTTGTACCAGGCACAACTAACTGTGTTTCTGTGACCATAGTAAACCCCTTTTGTGTATTTGAAGTTTACCATGGTTTAAAAATGGCGTTTTAATTTTTTTATAAATATATGTAAACATTTCGTTTTTACATAAATTCATTATCAGAATTTGTATCTATTTTTAACATCCGCTCTGTTTTTTCTAACATTGCATCAAACCAAATAACTGCTTGTTCTCTTGTCATTGTTAGCAGTTGGTCGTATTCGATATGGTGTTTCCTGCAAAGTGGGATTGTCTTTGAGTCACAAGCCTTTAATCCCATACCCTTATTGTGAGCACCTTGATTGCTGTGCGCTGCATCCACTGGTGTTCTACCACACATAACGCATGGTAATTTTCTTATTGCTGCAAGTCGCTTTGCATCACGCATGAAGGTTACTTCTAATATTCTTCACTTGGTCTTTGTGTCGCTTAATCTTCGCATCAATATCAAGCATCTCTTTCGCAGTCATTAAACTACGAGAAAGGTTTTGAAGCTTTTCTATTTCATTGCACAAAGCATTTAAATTCTTCTTCGCTTCGATTGTGTCCATATACAATCCTATTCTTAACTTAGATGAAGTGAACAGTCCCTAAGGCACGACAACCACTCTGTTTTCACTATTGCGTCCAATACCAGAGCCGCTCTACTACATTGGCGTATATTCACTTCTCTAAATTAAATGGCACGCCATGCAGGACTCGAACCCGCATCAATCACACTAGAATTATGATGTCTTATCCAATTAGACGAATGGCGTAAAAAAGAAAACCCCGTCAAACGACAGGGCTACAAACACTTAATCTTTCCACAATTTCTGCATTCTTTCTGATTGAACATGTCTGATTCATATTCCCAAACATGTATGCAAAAGACCTGCTTAATTATTCGGAGCATGTGAACCTCCAAAAAGAATTGCCACAGCTTTATTACAGTACTGTGGCCTACCGCTACTCACTTACTTTATAAAACTACTGGATGGGCACAGTATTTTACGTTTCAGCTTTCAGATCTATTTTAATGGCGGGGCATCACTCCCAATCTGGTATGTATTTCCTGCATATCCCATCCATGCGCGATGAACTGCACGGGTTGTGATGACTTTCGTGCATCCCTACGTGTTTGCTTAAACAGTCTTTAGCTAATCAGCAAACTTTTGATTATGGGTTTTAATATTTTTGAATGCTCCAAAAAGCAAAGGAAACGTAGCGAAAGCTTTTAGAAATGCTTTTTATCTTCAAAAGTTAGCGGATGAAAAATCATATAAGCTTCAACTTGATCTAACTTGATAATGTCGCCAAGATCAGGACGATCTACTGTAAGAGTAAAATGTTTATCTTCACTATCACACATATCCCACACAGCAGGCAGGTAATCAATTGATTCACTGTCAACTTTGATTGCTAGTACACATAATTGATTTGGTTTAGTTGGTGCATGTCGGTTTGATAGCCAAGCCATTCTTCTTCTCACTTTTCGATAGGCAATAAAAAAGCCCTACGTTTAAGCATCGACTAGAAATCCAGTCCAGCACATCGGAATCCAATGTTCTAAGCTTGTAGGGCATAAAAGCAAAAAGCCCACGATTAAGTGAGCTTTGATGTGTTGGTCTTCGGAAATCCGTAATACGACCAGTATAGGAATACTATATCTCCATCAGAGAAATATTCCTAGAATTTTTTTACATTTCTTTGTAAGTATTTTTCTTGTACTTTTCAATTGCCTTTGCAGCGCCATCAATTGCAGACTCTATAGCAAGACACATCAGCTTTTCATACTGCTTCCATGTGCCATCATAAGCTTTCAAAGTCATCTCTGATTCTTTAATCCCTGCTGCTAATTGCAATCTACCTTTAGCTGTAAAGTTATCTTCCATACCCGGTTTGAGTGCAAACATAGTTACCATCCATGCAACCTTTCTTGCCAGATCCTCCAGCTTAATGTTCTTAGGTTTAGAGCGTTTATCATCATGCGCCCCAACAATCATAATGCTTGCAAGGTGCTTCAATATATAATCAAAGTCACCTTTGCTTTTTTCGCCAAAGATAATTACTGACGCAACTGCTTTTTCGAGTTGGGTATCCATTGAAGCAATAGCACCCAAGCGGTCTTGATAGTTCAATGGTTTCTCTCCTGTTCCGCGGACCACTGGCTCAATACTTGGTGAACTCGCAGTTAAACCATGAGTCAACCATTCAAAACGTTCAAACTTCTCAACTGCTACTGCATTCATACCGTCACCCTTAATCATCTAATTCTGCTTTGTTTATAAGTATTGAGTACATTTCTTTTGAATAGTTTGATATTGGGAACTTCTTGCCGATCAATTCCGCAAATTCATCATCAAGCTTGCGTACCAGATCCATATATTGAATCTGCTTTTCATCAGTCTCACCTGTAGGCCATTCAGGTGTCTTAGCTTGGTACTCCTCTGCCCATGCTTTGACTTGTTCAGCTTTATCTTCATATCGAGTGCGAAAGAAAGCATGAAAACCTTCTTCGTATTGTTCGTATGTCCCAACTTCGTAAAAGACCATCACGCCACCTTCTTCCCGTTCATTCCCCAGATCAACATGCCTGCGTCACGCTGCTCTTGATTTGTTCGCCCTTGCCAGCCAGTAATCTTGTTAAACTGCTCTGCATTGAGTTTTGATTTAGTAGGCTTCACCAGTAAAACTGCTAATCCCAAAGCCTGCGCTATTTCTGCCAACAAGATGCCAGTCGCATGGTTCATCCCAACACGTCTAGCAATCTGCTCATTCACTTGTCTTGAGTGACCACCACCTACTCGGAAGTTGGCTTTCTTGTTCTCCCAACCTGCTTCAATGACAACCTTCTTGATGCTGTCCTGCTCATTTCTGAATAGCTCAACAGTTTCAGGAAAAGTCAGATTTTTGAGTTGAAGATCATTCCCAAGAATGGCTACTCCCGACTTTTCCAAGTCAGGATCGATGCCGATGATGATTTGAGCCTCTTTGAATGTGGTCATTCTTCACCTGCCTCAAGAACGTCGGTTCTTTCACGCGCCAGATATAGGTCAACTTCTTCAAGCAAGGTTTCATAGCGTCTTTTCGCTTCACTACCCAATACAGAAGCTTCCTTCTGAATTTCCCATGCTTTGTCATAGTCCTTTTTAGTGTGCACTGGTTCATCAGGGTCCTGTACAAAACAATCTCGAAAGTCTTTAAAGCGACTGATAGATTCTCTATGAACCTGAATCCAATGAATAAACATCATTCCGATTTTGGCTAATTCTTCATTATTCACTGTCCTCCCCCCTTGAACGCTTGCTCTAACTTCTTGCCAATCTTAAACATTGACCAGCTCTTTTGAAGGTCTGATGCAATAGACATAGCTTTTGCAATGATTAGCCCTTGTTGATCCACCCGCTTTTGCAGCTCCTCTTCTCTTGCTACAGACCGCTGCAAAGCTTCGTTAAGTAGTTCAGCATTTGTTTGAGCCCTTTCCACTTTCGCTTGCTGGTGCTGCCATACAACCCACTTAGACTGATACGTAGAAGCTGTGGCATCTGCAACATATGGGCAATAGTACCTATTTGCTTTTTCATCAAACTCAATCCAATGTGCAGGGATCGGAAAGGCCTTTTGAAACTCTTCTCTACACTTATCCATCTCAAACATCCTTTGATTTACACAGCGGGCTGATGTGGTTTTCTGGTTTGTCTAGGGTTTCTAATTCCCCCGAATTCGAGGGTTTATCAATGCGGTGACCTGCTGCTATTTCTTCGGGGGTGGCATACTCAATCTCTCCTTTAGTTGTATGAAGGCGCCAATTTTCCCCATTCTTTATGAAATTACACTTGATAAGATCCTTATCAATACTGCTTATTTGGTAGATAGACTCGGTTATTTTGTCTGTGCGTTTAACCCAATCCCCGACTTTAAACTCACTCATGGCTGGCTCCTTTACTGCATTCAATACACGCTCAATTGTGCGCTTAGCTGCTGCCTCTGCTTCAGCCTTTATCTTTTTACTTCGTTGCCATTGTTTAAGATTCATGACTGCCTCCGTATATTGATTCGTGGTCTGCCATTGCTTGCTTGTAACGTTTAGTCATGCTTTCAGCTTTGAACTCTTCAATCTTCCCTGCACGTCTAAGCTTGATATACAAGCATGCAGCCGCTCTTGTCTCGGTTGTTTTTAACCCATGGTTGTAAGCGCAGCGTAGTGCCATCATTTCTTTGTAATTCATCTGCCTAACTCCACCATGTTCAAAACAGAAACTTCCATTTCAGCAAGCACGTAATTTTTTAATTCGTGGTAGGTGTTGTTTTTGAATGCCTCATGTACTTCTTTAACCACGATCATGTCGAAGTAAGGTCGGTTTCTTTTTTCCGCGATTGTGATTAATCGGAATTTAATTTCAGTTAGAGTCACGCTGCACCTCTCTCTTCCACTGGGAATGACATGCCTACGAAACGACAAATATCTAAGCGATCCTGAACATTTACAGATCCACGCTTGCCGTGACGGTTTTTAGCAATGATTAATTCAGTTACGCCTGTAGGTGCATTTGTCTCTTTTTCGAGTAATGGGTGGACCATGATAATTTGGTCTGCATCCTGTTCAATTTGACCTGAGTCTTTAAGGTCGCTTGCAACAGGTTTATGTCCTTCTGCTGCTCGGTTGAGTTGAGCTAATGCAATTACTGGACAATCAAACTCTTTTGCCATAGCTTTTAAGTCACGACTGATTGATGCAACTTCTTGAACGCGATCCTTCTTAGATGGGTCTCGGATTAAGCCGATATAATCAACAATGATGCAGCCCAAAGCCTTGTACTTACGCTTCGCTTTGCGCGCATAACTTTGGATTTCAGCAATCGTTGGCTTTTGCTTTTCTTCAATAAAAATTGGCAGGTTTCTAAATTGAGCAATAGTTGCAGTAAGCTTCTCAAACATCCCGTCATAGATTTCACCGTTGTGAAGATTGTTATACGGGATTGCACCTAATGCCGAGATCATGCGGTTGGTTAGGGTCGGCGTATCCATCTCAGCAGAGATAAACAAGACTGGCATGTTGTAGCGCTTAGCAGTTTGCATTGCACACATCTGAGCAAGAGTTGATTTACCACTGCCCGGACGACCACCAATTACACAAAAATGACCCTTTTCAATTGTTCCCAAAAGATTATCAAGATGAGGAATATTGAACTGAACACCTATGAAGCCCTTTTGTTCTTTCTGAGCAATCTTTTTCTCAAATCGCTCAAGTGTTTTTTCTAAAGCCTGGTTAAAATCAAAACCTGTTTGCTTTTGCTCAATAGAATTACTAGATGAACTAAATAAATTCTCAGCAGCCAAGTAAACATCAGTGATAGTCAGATCTTTAGCGCACTCCGCAATCGAGAGACCAATATCTTCAACTTCGCGATGCTGCTTAAGTTTATTCAACTCAGCAACAAAATATTCCAGGTGGTGTACGCTACCAACTGCACTGTTAAGTTCAATTAAATACTCTTCTCCACCAATGTCATTGAGAAGATTTCGCTCTTGTAGATGCTTGCAGACAAATACTGAGTCATATGGCTTATCAGCATTAGCAAGCTCAACAATTGCCTTGTAAATAATCTTGTGACGACCAGCGTAAAAATGTTCTTCGGTAAGATCATTTGCGACAACCTCTAGGGAATGGCTCACTGTCATCAAAGCGACTAGCACACTCTGCTCAATTGTCATATTTTGAATGTTTGTACTCATTACCAGTCTCCATATTGCAATTGGGCATTAGAGAAATCAGGAGCTACCACAGAGCTGTTGACCTGAAACCAATACTCGTTTTCCCATTGTTTTTGGTTTAACCAAGTGCTAGGTGATGGAATGAACTCACCATCCTGCTTTGTCCAAGAGACATCAGATTTTTGTTTTTCAAGAATTGAAAGAAGTGTTTCAATCGCAAAACTTCCTTCATGCTTTGTGAAAGTTTTATAAGTGCCAGACTTGTCTGATTTACGTTTACAAGTTGGATATGCAGACCAGAACTTCTCAAAGTTTTCTGAGTAACCCACCCCTTGTTTTTCTTTGTTTTTATTATTGTTATTGTGTGGCGAATTTTTAGTATGGTTTGATACTAAATTTTCGTATGGTTCCGTACTATTTTTTAGCATAGCTAAATTTTCGCTAGGCGAATTTTTAGTATGGTTTTCAGTGGTAATTATCTGGTCAGTTAGAGACCATTCATTAATTTGTTTGTCAGTTTCAAGGCGGATAATTACACCCATCTCTTCCAAAATTAATAGGCCTTTTTGTACAGTATCCTTGTTGTATCCAGTAGCTTTTACAAACTGAGATAGGCTGATGCTATCTGCTTGTTTATTCCAGCCACGCGTTTTACGAACAATGAGAAGATAACAAGGCAAAGCTGCACCCTTCATCTTAGCCATATGTCCGTTATCTATTAGGTCATTAGGAATCTGGAATGCATTAGAAATAAAACTAGTCATACCAAGCTCCTCTTAAACTCTTCATAAGCATCGTTGATTTCTTCAATGAAGAATTCATCACTTGAAGCATCGTAAAGCCTTTGAAGATCACCATACTGGCGTGCATATTTCGCACCTTCATAAACTTCATGCTCATACTCCCTTATGAACCGCAAAGCTGTAGGATTCATAGTAATGACGCTCCAAGTTACTTTTAGCCTCAGCTACAGCAACCGAGTTTTTTAAACTGCGTTCTATTGCATAAGCCTCAACCGCTTTTTGAAACAAACTAATCTTCCGATTTAGTTCAATGTCTGCTAATATTTGATGGTTCATTTGGTCCTTCTCCGATTGAACATTGAGCCTGATTTACGAGATCAGGCTTTTTCTTTGTAACCAAGCTCAAAACACATTCCGAAATCTTCAATGTCATCTTGAAAAAGATCGTCAATTGTTTGTTTGCTTTCCATCCACGCTTTTGACATCACAAAAAGCGCATTTAGTTTTTCCTCGCTAATCATTCGATATTTCTTGAGGACAGTCTTAAATCCAAGAATGTCCAACAGCACTAAACAGCTCTCAAGCTCAGTCAAGCCATTGGATTTTCTATCATTTTTCATTCGTGATAATGTGCTTGGATCAATCCCCAACTGTTCAGCAACCTGACTTTGATTGCTTGATGCAAGGGCTTGCAAAACTCTAGAAACTTCATTTCTAGCCCTTGCACTCAATTCGGTTGATACTTTGCTCATGGTTTAGTTCCTAAGCGGTTAATGCTTGTAAATCGGCTTTAAGTTTGCCTTTGGTTAAGATTTGAATTCGGGCTTGTGTATCACGTGGAATACCTTTAGAGCGCCACTTGCTCACAGTTCCACGAGTAACATTCAGCTTTGCAGTTAATTCAATGTCTTTAGCAACCTTAAAGTGAGTTACTAAATCATCTACTGTCATGTTTACCTCGATAAACTTTTAGTTTCCCTAAGTAAACCATAAGTTTCTCTTGATAGCAATACATTTGTTTACTATTGGAAACATCTGAATAGGATTTTTTATATGAGCGAGATCAACGACCGCATAATTGAAAGAATGCGAGAGCTCAAATTGAGACAGGTAGACTTGATTGATGCTACAGGCGCTAAGAAAGGTACTGTTTCTAAGTGGATATCTGGTATTAACACGCCTAGTGTTGAATACATGCCAGCTCTCGCTCAGGTGCTTAAGACAACTGAAAGCTGGTTGTTAACAGGTAAAGAACCAAGCAGATTTAGTAATTTAAATGTTCAAGAGTTCATGGATAAGCATGGGCTTAATAAAAAAGAAGACGCATCATTTGATACCGACGACATCATGGAGGCCGATGTTGTTGAGTATGAAGTGGCTAACGGTTATGTATGGATTGATGTCGTGGAAGCTAGTTTTTCATGTGGTACCGGGGAATCTATTGAGTTCCATTTTGATGTAATTAATGGGAAATACCCTTTCCCGCCTTCATTCTTTCAACGCAAGATGGTTGATCCTAAATGCCTAAAACTTATAAAGGCTAAAGGCGATAGCATGGAGGAGTATATTTATCATGATGATTTGGTGGGGATTGATATTTCCCAAACTGAAATCATTGATGGTGAAATCTATGCCGTTTACTTTGAGGGCGAAGGCATGATCAAGAAGATCTTCAAAGAAGAAGGAGGCACTTTGATCCTTCATAGCCTGAATGAAAAATATAGAGACCGAAAAGTTACTGAACAAAATGGCCTTAATTTTAAAGTGATGGGGCGCCAGGTGTGGCGAGCTGGATAATAAATCAAATATTTCAATACCCGCTTAGGCGGGTTTTTTATTGCCTTTAAGAAACATTAGTTTCCAAAGAATAAAAATAAGTTTCCTAAAATAAACTTTTCTGTTGACAAAAAAGTTTCCTTAAGTAAACTATGAATCATACACAAACAAAAAAGCACACCGCCCTCCCCAGGTCCGATGTGCTTTTACTCAATGAGTGAGATAAGTATGAATCAAAGAATTGAAAAGTACAAGTTTAGCCAAGCCTTTAAGGATGGCTCGAAAGCATTCCTAGCTTTCTGGATTATCACCTTCATTGTATTTGCATTCTTACGAGGCTGTGCCGACGAGCAATACGCCAATGAACTCAAAGCAAAGCAGAACATGTATGTGCGTGTGCAAGTGGAAGGAGCTAACTGATGGAAATCCGTATCGGTAAAGAATGGGTTATTCAATCTTCTGGCAATGCAATGAACATCATTCTTGCGAAAGTTCCTCAAGACTTGCAGGACAGCACAGATCCAATTGACCCAATTCGCCTAAGTCAGAAGTTTTATTACTCAACCATTTTTGGCGCGATCACAGGCGTTTTTAAACTCGGCATAGCTGACTCAGAAGCTCGCACATTCCAAGACTTAGAAAAGGACATACATCGCATAGCAAAGGAATGTCAGAAGGCATTTGACGCAGCTAAGGAGCCCTCTCATGGATAACTACATAGCACTAGCTAGTTTCATTGGGTTCTTCAACCTCATCTTGGCGGTTCACTGGGGGATTATCTAATGAATATGTTAGCCCTTAAACCAGAGTTGCTGTGCCCTTCTTTTCCTTATTTAGACATGTCTACAGACATTCAAGTTGAAGGTGAAACGGTTTATTTCGACCTAACTTACGGCTGCAATGTACTTAACTGCCAGATCAAAGCTGAAACGACTTATGACACTCGTGAAGTAACTGATCAGTCCAGTGGTTGTGCCCGTGACCAAGAATATGAAGTGCTTGTGGTAGACACAAAAACTCATGCTGTTGTGACTGACAAAGACGGCATTGAGTCACCAATAGGTTTGCGTTTCAAGCTAACTGATTCGCAAGTAAACAGCTTAAACGAGCAGCTTAAATACTACGCCGAAGAATTGGCAGATGAAGAAGCGGGAGTGGTGTGATGGAGACTAAATACGATTGGTCGGAAGCACCTAAAGAAGTTCAATTCATTGCACAAGATTCAAATGGTGACATTTTTGGTTTTGATGTTCCACCTGTACCCATGACTTATGGGAAGTGGCTTCCAGCAAATGAGTACCTTCACTTCTTTGGCAATAAACCAAGAAAAACAATTTCAGATTGGGATTTGTCATTAGAACAACGCCCAGTAGAAAAGAATTAGGAGAAGATTATGAATGCGCCAGTTAATGAATTACAAGTATTAGAACAAAACGTAATTGTAGCGGCTTTCGCTAAACGTGGTGGTACAGATGAATTGTATGAACGTATTGCTCAAGAAGTTTGCTCTCATGTACCAGATGTAAGTACTAAAAAAGGCCGTGATGCGATTGGTTCGCTTGCTTTAAAAATCAGTAAGTCAAAAACGCTTATTGAGAAATGTGGCAAAGAATTAGTAGCTGAACAAAAAGCTCAAATCAAAGTGATTGATGATGATCGAATCTCAATTGTTAAGAAGCTTGATTTATTACGCAATGAGGTTTTGGCACCACGTGATGCTTGGGAACAAGCTGAGAAAGATCGTGTTGAAAAACACCAACAGGTAATTACTGAGCTTAAGAATAATGCTCTAGTTTCTAGTGAAGCAACTGTAAGCGATATTAAAGAAGTAATCTCTATTGTTGAGAACACAATTGTTGATTCATCACTAGAAGAGTATGAACAAGAAGCAAAAATAGCGAAGCTTGAAACATTAGAGAAGTTACGCACTACCCTTTCTACACGTGAACAATATGAAGCTGAGCAAGCAGAATTAGAGCGGCTACGCAAAGCTGAACAAGAACGTTTACAGCGAGAACATGAAGAACGTATTGCATATGAAGCTGCTGAAAAAGCCCGTCTTGAAGCTGAACGTAAAGCTAAAGAAGAAGCTGAACGTGTAGAGCGTGAAAAACAAGAAGCTATTGCAAAAGCAGAGCGTGAAAAACGTGAAGCCGCTGAACGTGAAGCTCGTTTGGTTGCTGAAAAAGAAGCTGCTGAATTGCGCGCACAACATGCTGCCGAAGCAGAACGTAAACGTATTGAAGCTGAACAAGTTGCGAAGCTTGAAGCAGAACGCCAAGCAGAAGAAGCTCGTCAAGCAAACCAAGCTCACCGTAAAAAAATCTGTAATGAAGCACTTAAAGGTTTATTGGCTTTGGGTATTGATGAAGCAAAAGGAAAAGAGATTTTGCAAGCCATCAATAAAGGCTTAGTTCCACATGTATCTATTAAGTTTTGAGGATTAAAAGATGAGTAATATTGTTTTGTCGCAAGTTAGCAAGATTGCATCAGCTTTTAATATGCAAGATGTTGATCCTGCTGAGTTAGCAAATACTCTTGTTAATACAGTATTTAAGAAAGCAACAAATGATGAATTTCTTTCTCTATTAATTGTTGCAAACCAGTACAAGCTAAATCCTTTTACAAAAGAAATTTATGCATTCCCTGCCAAAGGTGGCGGCATCACACCAGTTGTTGGTATTGATGGATGGGCACGCATTATTAATGACAATCCTGTATGTGATGGTATCCAGTTTGAACAAGATGAAGAGTCATGCACATGCAAGATTTTCCGAAAAGACCGTAACCACCCTACTGTTGTTACCGAGTATTTATCCGAGTGTCAGGGTAATTCAGAACCTTGGAAAAAATACCCAAAACGAATGCTACGTCATAAGGCTTTAATTCAATGTGCCCGTGTCGCCTTTGGCTTCTCAGGTATTTATGACGAAGACGAAGCTCGTCGTATTGATGATTGTCATATCCCTACCGTTCAGACAGTTAGTTCAGATCTTCCTCAAGGTTATGAAGCTTATGAGCAGCAGCATTTAGATAACATGCGCGCTTTGGCAATGGAAGGCACAGAAGCCTTGCAAACTGGCTACGCTGAATTGCCTCAGGGCGACTGCAAAAAATACTTCTGGACTAAGCATAGCGTTTCATTAAAAGAAGCAGCACAAAATGCTGATCAACCACAAGGACAAGTGTATGAACATTCTCCAGCGTAGTGAAGATTGGCATTCGGAACGCTGTGGGAAAGTCACAGCAAGCCGAGTAAAGGATTTAAATGCAAAGCCAAATAAAGGCAAAGCTTTAAATGCATTGGGTTTAACTATTCTAGCTGAGCGCCTCACTGGCGTTCAGAAGGAAATCCCAACTAATTCAGTAATGCAATGGGGTATCGACAACGAGCCTCATGCAATAGCAGCTTATGAAAATGAGACGGGTAACTTTGTAGTAGGCACAGGTTTAATCGACCACCCTTTCATCGAAATGTTCGGCGCGTCACCGGACGGGCTTGTTGGTGATAAAGGTCAGATCGAAGCTAAATGTCCTGATACCACAACGCATTTGAATACTCTTCTTACTAAGCAAGTTCCGGATGAGTACATTCCACAGATTACAAGTCAATTGTCTTGTACTGGTCGTGAATGGTGTGACTTTATTAGTTATGACCCACGTCTACCAGAAGGACTACAGATCATCATTATTCGCGTCTATGCAAAAGACTTGGCGATAGAAGCATTAGAGCAAGATGTTCGGAACTTCAATAAAGCTATAGATGACGCGATTAAAACATTGAAGGTGGCAGCATGAACGACTGGCAAATATTAAGAAGTCGGTATAGCAGCAACCGAAGTTACAAAAATCGTCTAGCCCTTCTGCCATCGAAGTTTGAGGATTTCTCGAACTGGCTAGTTGACCAAGGTGCCGACGTCTACAGCAAGACAGAACAAAACGAACTTTTAAGATTTAGATTAAACGGCCAATTAGGTATTTGGTATGAGTCGGGATCTGGGAACCTACTAATGCATGATTTGGCAGATAAGTATATGGAGACGGCAGCATGACAGATCAAGAATACAGAGGGAATATGAACTACCCTTTTCAAGATCACATCGTCTTGAATGTCGAAGAAAATGTAGTGCCCTTCCCAAGAACGAATCTGCATAAGTGCCAACATGCTCAAGTTGAAATTGACACTAAAGCTTTGGAACTTACATGCATGAAGTGTGGAGCAAAAGTAAACCCTGTGATGTGGATCAAAGACACTATGAAGTATTGGTCCCGACAGCAAGCAAGGATTACAGAGCAGAAAAAGCAGATTAGTGAAGACCTTGATGAGCTTAAGAAAAGAGCAAGAACCAAGTGTCAGCACTGCAACAAGATGACTGCTATTAACTTAAAGAATTTCAAATTTACATTAATTGGGTGATGACATGACAGATTTGAATAAGGAAAGAGAGGCTTTTGAGAAGCTTTCGGAAATTGCAGAAATACTAAATGAGGAAAAATCTCATTTTAATGGTGATTTTTACGACTTACCATTCAACTCATGTGCAGAATCATTTATCAATGGAGCTTGGTATGCATGGCAAGAAAAAGCCAAAGCTCAGGCGGTGCCAGTATGGATTTCAGTTGATGATCACATGCCTGAGTCATTACGAAATGTGCTTGTTTTGTTAGATGCAAACCCAGCTAAAAACCAAAACCAAATGGTGGCTCATTTCATTCCTAAGTTCACTGAAGAGTATCACGGTGATGATGATTGGTATGACTATGACGAAGATCGCGGCTGCGGTTATGTCAAAGAAGGATGGTATGCAAATACGGCTTACATTGGTGATGAGTATTCTAGTTATTTTATTGAGGAAAAAGTAACTCATTGGAAGTCACTAAAAGAAGCAAGCGAATCGGGAGCTGAACAATGAGCATAACTCTTAATGGTCACCAATTAAAAAGCCTTCTCGAATTTGTAAATCCAGATGGTGAAAATGATTTAGATCAACTTGAAACTGAACTAACTATTAAATTTTTTGAAGATGGGCACAGTGGCAAAGGCTATTACTTTTGGATGACCGAATATCCAGAGGAAGGCAGCATGTTGTTGGATGTTGAATCGGGAGCTGAGGGATGAACACAATGGCCCAAAGCAAGCTGTTTGGTCTTGCTGAAAATAGAACAGATGTATGGTCAACACCGCAAGATTTTTTTGAAAAATTGGATCGAGTTTTTAACTTTGATTTAGATGTTTGTGCTCTGCCTGAGAATGCCAAATGTGAGCGCTACTTCACGCCTGAAATTGATGGGCTGAAACAAGAATGGTCTGGAACATGTTGGATGAATCCACCATACGGCCGTGAAATTGTAGATTGGGTTGCCAAAGCAGCAGAAACAGCAAGTAAGGGTCATACGGTAGTTGCACTCGTTCCTGTTCGCACTGATGCTCGTTGGTTTCAAGACTATTGTTTGGGTCGTGAAATTCATTTTATTCGTGGCCGCTTAAAGTTTGGCGGTTCATCATCTAATGCGCCATTTGGTTGTTGCGTTGTCGTATTTCGTCCAAGTCTTAAAGATGTTCAGTGGATTGTGACAGAGACTGATTTCAGAAAAGCGGAAAGTAAGGAGGGGTGATGTCAGAAAAGCAAAGTCGTTTGCTTGACTTGAAGGCGGTTGAATTAAAAACCAGCCTTCCAAAGTCAACTATCTATGACTGGATTCGAACCGGTTATTTCCCTCCTTCAATCCTATTTGGTGAGGGCAAAAGAAAAATTGCGAGATGGCTTGAATCTGATATAGACTGTTGGATAGAAAAGCACAGAATGGCATCCTAAAAAGGATGCCTTATTTGTTTGAGGGTTTTACTTTTTACGGTACGAGTTACGGTATCAAAAATAATTAAAAATAAAATAACTAAATAAAACATAATTTTAACTATTAAATTCGAGTCCCGCAGGGCGCACAT